ACATCTTCAACTAGCAAGTGTAAATAATCTCTTGTTGCTGATTCTCTTGGGTATCTAAGTCTTACTTTGTAATTACCAGCAGGAATACTACTAATACTTCTTTGATTGTCTTTATAAGGAAGTTCTAAAGTATCACACATCCATTCACCATCTATAAAGAGTTTTCCAATTATAGAAACATCTGTAAAAGTATCTCGTATTATCAAAAGGTTTATTCCTTTTTCCAAATTAGAGGTAATAGATTTTAGATATTTTAACTCCCCTAACTTCTTCAACAAATTCTTTACGCATCTTAATCTTTTCAATTTTTTGGTATTTAGGATTTTTTGAATTGAGCTTACGCTTCTTATTAGTAGGGACATTCATTACCTATTCTTTTTATGATGCCACCATTTGTCAGCAGTATAAATTATTGAAATAACTAATAATAAAATCTTTAAGATTACTTCTATATTGCTAAATGTTGCAACACTTAGTACTGTTCCGTTTATTACTAGTACATCCCCTACTTCCTTTGCTAATTGTTTTAGTGCCATCTTTTAAGTATGATTTTAATTTTATTTTGTTCTTTTCTTTTACTTTGTAAGTTTTCTTCATTAATCAGAAGCGTTTAAAAAGTTTCTCAATGTGAGTTTTGTTCCCTGTCTATTTGGTCTTTCAAGATTCATGTTGGAGTAAAAACTGTTGCGGTCTGGCGTGACATCAGCACCACTATTCTGATTGTATTCAGGTAGACTGCTAGTATTGTTTCTTATATAGTCTATCATTCGTTCCATGTAATACTCGGCAGTATTTAATACTTCATTTCTAAGGTGCTGTGCTTCTTCCGTACTTAAAGCGTTACCAGTTTCAGACGTCTTAGAATAGATGTTGCCATTCTCAATCTTAAATCGAAGGAACGGAAGTGCCATATATAATGCGAATGATGGCAGCATTTCTGCTATGTAGTCGTTAAGCAAAGTTGCATAAGCTTCATTCCCTACATTATTTACTGTACCTGCTACAATTAAATCTTTAATTTTGTCAGTTAATTTTGTGCCTAACTTAGTTTCCACATACAGCTTTTGCGACTGTTTAATATACGGAAGCAAGAGTGCAGGGTCTACATTAAGACCGATAGTTGTTGAGTCTTTAAGTCGTTCTTCTGATATAAATAATACGTATGCCATTATCTTACATTTTTATATTTAGCAATCAATTCAGGGTTTACAAATCCGTGATTAGGCATATCGTGTGGTGCTACTGATACTTCTTTTGCATTTCTTGGTAGCTTTACCCCTCTACTTCTCGCTTCTGTTGATGTTATTATTTTGTCTGAGTTCTTTGGTCTATTACCTTCTTGTACTAGTATGATTCTGAACCATTTGTGTTTGCACAATGCCCCTCCTTTCCATTTCCAAATACTATACTGATTTGCACCATAAGCTCCCCAACCTGGATTAACTGTTTTGCTTCCCATTGCAATAATATCTTCTTTACGATATATTTTATTTGCATTTGTCATTTTTCTGCAAAAATCTCTTTCACCTACTAAACTACCAACATATCTGTATCTTACCCTGTAAATGTCATCTTGGTAGTCTGTTTGTTTGCTCTTTTCGTCTTGTCCTGATTTTCTGTTTGGATATGCTGCTCCTGTACTTGCAAATTCATAGTAATCAGAATTTAATTCGCTTTCAAAATTAAAATCTTCAACTTCATCTTCAGCTTCCTTTTCGCTTATTATTTCCCAGCCTTCAGGCACATCTTCACCAAACTCGTGAATACAAGAACTTAACTCAGTTGCTTCTGAATGGTCTTTACAAGCCATATAAGCCGTTCTGCCTTCATATTCGTGTTCATGATACGATTCACACCCTAAAGTCTTTGCGTGAGCCTGAGCCTCCTCTATGGTACTAAAAACAGGCTTTCCATCAATCATACCAACTTTGCTAAAATCTTCTCTAACTTCTACTTCTTCATTTAAGGGAGCAAGTCCAAGTTCTTCCCTTATTTCGTCCTGAGTCATTACAGCCATTAAATCTTGATTTGTAAATCTTGTAGTAATTGGTTTAAGCTGCTCAAATCTTACAGGCATATCCATGTTATTTACTGCAAAGATTTTCCTTAAAGTTTTGATTATATGGTTTTGGAACGGCATACAAACTGTGTTGAGATAATAATTGGAAGCCGAGTTAAGTTCATCTGCATTATTTCCAAGACCTGTATCTGATTTGATTCCCATTAATACAGGACTCGTCACACGATGTCCAGTTAAAATATTTTGAACTAAAAGCTCTTGGAGTGCTAAAAATTGTTTATCTAGATCAGAAGGAGTAATTGCTGTTATCTCAGGAGTTCTAGTCTTATCGTCTGAGAAAGTAAGAATAAATTTCCCTGCGTTCTTCTCCGAAGCGAATTTTTCTGTAAGGCTTCTTTCTATTTGAAAACGTTCCTCTTGTGTCGGTACGCCATTCGCAAAGCTAATCATGAACGAACCTGCAAATCCATTAGAGATATTGTTGAGATGAAACTCGGCAACTCGTTGATCGACTAATGCCCAGTTATTTGCAGCGACGTAATCCGGCGTGTAATACGCATTCATATTAGGACTGTAAAGCCCTGTATAAATAATTTGATTTGCTGAAGTTCTATCATTAGTGTTAAAGGCAGGAACTCTATAAGGCTTGTTCTTTCTAGTGTTTGACCAATCTGAAGAAATGTAGTAGGCTTCTACTTTGCCCATTTCATTAGGTCTTTCTGCTCTAACCTTATCAACTCCAACGTGATAAATTTCAGATATTCCTTGACTTCTATCCTTTGCCCAAACGATATTAAGGCAAAATGCTCCTTGTAGCTTAAAGTCGAAAGATATTTTTTTGATCACTTCATCAAGACTTTCATTACCATTAGCATTAGCAAAAAACTTCTTTAATTTAACAATAGCTTCTAAATCTCTTTCTTCTTCATCTTCTATTACTAAGCCTTCTCCAGCAATAAGTTCTGATGTCGCATTAATTATCGCAGCTTGTGTGCTTGAGTTGTAATAGAGGTCAATTAAAAACTGTGGGTATAAATTCGCCCAATCTTCTGTTCCATAAGAGATATATTCTCTACCACTCACTTCACTAACTACTGGAGCTGTTGTTGTACTTAAATTTATTGCACTTAGTATATTTTCCATTTTATTCTTGTTCAGTCCAAGAAGGACTATTTAATATTACTTTGATAGCTTCATAACTATAAGTTTCTATGCCTTCTAAAAAGCTAGGTGTTGCACCTTCAAACTTTAAAAGAAATTGACTTTTATCCAAAGAATAACGTAGTGTTTCTAATGATGTTTCTAGCACTTGACTAAAATCAATTGTATTTATTTTTTCTGCTAATATAACTAAATATTTCATATATATTTTTTAAGGTGTATCAGTTATCCAAGATGGAGTGTTAAATAATGTAGCATTATTGCCTTCTCCTGAATTATCAAAGGCAGTAGTACCTGAACCTTCATTAAACCTCCAAAACCCAACTAGACCTTCTGAGCCTGTTAAATTTACAGGTGGCTGTTTAACCTGAAATAATTCGGCAATAGGCACTTTTCTTGTAAATACTGCTGCATTACTTACATCACCATTAAAATATCCTGCATTTGCTGTGTTTTGCCCAATGTCAAATAAAGATAAAGAACCTGAAAAAGTGCCTAATGTAGAAGAACTTGTAGCTTTAGACACACCATTTAAAAATATTTCTAGTTCATTTGTTGATTTTTTGAATGTAGCAGCAATATGATTCCAACTTCCATCATCTTCTAAGTCATCAGTAATAACAATGGTTGTAGCTGTTCCACCTGCTTTGTAAAGAAACCTTGTTTCACCTGTACCATTATGATAAAACAATGATATTTGATTATTTGTGTCATTTCTAGCTTGTAGCATAAATCCATTAGATGAATGTGTTTTAACTTTTACCCAAACTGAAAACGTTCCTTCAGTTGCGGACATATCAGTAGTAACGCTGTCTGCTGAAACATATTCATCAGTACCATTAAAACTAATAGCATATTGATTGCTTGAAGTATTAAAACTACTCACTATTGAATTACCAAGTTTGAGTGCTAACATTATATTACGTCATCATAATAACAAAGAGCTAAACCACTAGTCATTGTTATGGAATTTACATTTAAAAACAAAGTAGTTCCAGCTGGATAAGTTGTAATCAAAGAAGCTACTGCCGAACCTGCTGCGGTTGTTACATTTGAAGCTGTTATTGCTGTTACAACTGAAGTCAAAGGAAAGTGAATAGCATAATAATTTTTACCTGCCATTGCTGTTGTTGTAATTACATCACATCTATTTTTACCTAGTTGCTCAGTTAGTAGTTGTTGTACATTTTCTATTGCCATTTTTTAATTTTTATTGTCCGTAATATATTGTATTCGTTGATGCAGGTGGTGTGTATGCTTTGTATTGAACTTCTTCACTCCCTGCTTTTTCTGCTAAGTATAAAATTCCTATTGCTACAAGCCCTTGTACGACTCCATGAGTAGGTCCGACAGGTAAAACATCATCTTCAGTTACAGGTGCATTTCCTGTGCTTACAGCTACTGCTCCAGTCCAACTTACTTCGTATAATTCATACTTAAAAAAACCTGCTGGAATTAAGTTTACTGAAGTATAAACACTTGGCGTTGCACTATAATCAAATTCTAACTTTGTGTATCTATCAGTTATTGTTTCTAAAGCTGCATACGCATAAAAGACTGCTTCATCTAAGTCATTAATAAACTTAACTAAATGTCTAATCTTTGAAGAAGGAACGCTTGTGTCTATTCTATTTGCTTCAGTTTCTATATAAGCTGTAAAGTCAGTTTCCCTAATTGCTTGTATCATACTATATAATAGAAAAGAGTCTTTTTTATTTGCTATCAAAGAAAAGAGCAGCTAAAAGCTGCCCTAATCAAAGAATATATGAAAAACTACTAATTAAGATTCTTGAATACCTCCAGGAATATCAAATGCTGTATTATCGAATGGTATTGTCGTATAGTCAGCGACCATTGGAAAAGGATCACTTTCTAAACCATCGAAGGTTAAAGTGTAACCATTACGATCTCCGAATCCTGCACCAGAATCAGCCGTACCTGCATTTAATGACATTGCGTTAGTAACACCCATTCCAACTATTACATCATGTCCATTAGCAAGTGTTGCATTTAATTGAGCAAAACAAACCACCTGCGTCTGACCGAGTAATTTTATTTCGTTTTGATCCTCTTTAGTTAATCTGTTAAGTATCATTGAAACAGTAGGCGTATAGAACAACGTTCCGTTCTCCGTGCTTCCTGTTATTGTTTCATTTATTGTAGTAGAACCTCTTGGAACAGTATATCTATATAATTTTGCTCCTCCAACCATTTCAATATCTGTTATTTCTGAATTTACTACTAATATTCCTGTTCCATCTATTGGAGCATCAAATTGATCATACACTCCAAAGTAAATGTATTTCACGCCACCTGATATTCTATTACAATCAAGTCCTCGCCCCTTACTAAGTAATCCACATGCCATAAGTCGTTTATTTTTTAAGTTAAGGGAGTGCTTTTACACACTCCCATTATTTTTGTTATTATGACTGTCTTACAATATCAGCTCCAGTTCCTGTCTGAACACCTGCTGAGTATCTCGCAACCATTCTAATATTATCGCTCCCATCGAGAGTAGCCATATCCATCAAGTTAATTCTAGTAGCGTCACTTAGGAGGTCAGTTCCGAAGAACAGGTTTGACTTCTGTGCTATTACTAATTGATTTTCTACCATTCCGTTACATACAGCCAATTTATAGCCCTCAAACATTGGAACGTAATCACCATTCATATTGTAAGCATTAACATATCCTAAAGTAGATACTGCTGAAATGTAGTATTGGTAAGTTCTTTGACTCATATAAATATGTAAGTCCTCTTTACCTAAAGTAGTTGTAGGTATAGCTGCTACTGCACCTTGAAGCTCTGCAATGATAGTTCCTGCATTATATGCTCCTGCTGCTGCATCTTGTACAACTGTTGCATCAACAGCTGGTAATAAAAGACCAGTTACAGCTCCTAAGAAGCCATTGAATTGTCCTGCTACTGCTGTTCCTGCCCAAATAGAGTTTTCTGTTGCTTGTGCAATGATTTCACCCATATAAGAGATAACGTAATCATCAAAAGATGCTGGAGGTGGCGCACCTGCTCCTGCTCTCATTTGTAACGCTTCCCAGCTTGAAAGTAAAGTTTCCTTGCAAATGTCCATATTAACTTGTAGGTTCTTCGGCTCTAATACCTTTTCGGTAAGAGCTAGAGTTCCTGCTGCTGTAAAGTCGCACGTTGCGTCTACAACCGAATTGACAGTCTGATTTAAAGCCTGTATGTTACTTTTAAATTTAATGTTTTCTATCATTGTTAGATAGTCTAACGAGTTTGATTGCTTAAGCGCCGCACTGATGTAGAAACCAGCTGCCTTACCTGCAAAATTTGAAGCTACTGTAATTGCCATAGTTTTGTTTTTTTTAAATTATTATTTTTTATTTGTATAGTTCGTATAAGAACTTTTCTTGTTTTGTCATTCTTCTGAAATCTTGCTTAGTAGGTATTGGTCTATCTGAGCTAAATTTATTTGTATTTATTGGAGCATCAGCAGGTGATTCTGCTAATTCCGTTTTTAGTTTTTCGTTCTCAGATTTTAAATTCTCTAATTCTTCTTCTGCTGAAAATTCTTTAACTTCAGTAGTTTTAATTGTTTTAGGATTTGAAGAAGGCTCAACTGTTTCTTCAGCCATTTCTTCAACATCATCATCACCACCTTCTTTAGATTCTTTAAGGTCAGCGACAGCGTCCTCTAGGTTCTGAAT